GATCAAGCAGGCGCTGAAGGATTGGGGTCACGCGGTGCAGAACCGGTACGCCGTGAGCCGCGGCGACCGCACGGTGCACGTGCTGCAGCAGGTCCGCGAGCATGCGCCAGGCACCGCGGAGAACGCGATGCGGGACCTGGTGGGACGGGACGGGCGCTCGCGCCGCCGGTTCATGGGCGAGCGGTCCGGCAGCGACAAGCTGCTGATCCCGATGCTGCCGACCTGGGCCGTGGACCCGGTGCGCGCATCGAACGATGCGGACCGGCCCCACGACAACGCCGAGATCCCGGTCGACATGGGGATCCCCGACCACCTGCGCTGGGTCGATCGCCTGGTGGCCGCGATGGAGCGCGACAAGCCGCTCATGGGTGCATGCGTGCGCGAGGAGTACTGCACGGTCGGGTCGCAGACGGTCAAGGCGCGGCGCGTCGGCGAGAAGCTGGGGTATGGCACTGGGTTCCGGCTGTGGATGTTCCGGTCGGAGCTGGACAAGGCCGTGGCATGGATGGAAGGGTTCGCCGCAGCTGCTTGACAGCTTTCAAAACGCGGCCTATCACTTCAGGCATCCTTCAAGAATTGTCTCTGGAGCCCGGCCACGCGCCGGGCTTCTGCGTTTTCGGGCATTGCGCCCGGCCCCGCTGATCCGGCAGCACGCCGGCGGCGGGGAGTACTTCGGTCGACCGTCGTGCGACCAGGCTCCATCCAGGCAGGCCGTGAGGCGACCCCGGAGCCCGGCACCGACAACGCGCACGTCTGTGGAACCTCGCCGGCCTGCTGGGGCCGGCCACGGTGCCTAGCCAGCGGCGGTGACCGATTCACATCAAGGCAGCCCGATGATCACTGCAGCAGCCATCGCCCAGATCGCGCCGGCTGCCCGGCCGTACGCCGACGAGCTGGCCAGCCAGATGGCCGAGGCCGGCATCCAGGCCAACCGGCGGCGTGCGGCCGGGTTCCTTGGGCAGGTTCACGTCGAGTCCGCAGGGTTCACCGCGGTGATCGAGAACCTGAGCTACAGCGAGCAACGGATTCGGGAGCTGGCGGCGAAGTCGGCGGCCAGTTCGCGCTGGCGGTCGCTGGGGCCGCGCGCCAAGGAACTCGCGCGCAACCCCCGGGGGCTGGCCGAGGCCGCCTACGGCGGGCGCATGGGGAACGGGGAGGAAGGCAGCGGGGACGGCTACACGTTCCGCGGCCGCGGGCTGAAGCAGCTCACCGGCCGGGACAACTACCGACGCTTCAGCCGCGCCTGGCTTGGCGACGAGTCACTGCTGGCGACGCCTGATCGGGTGGCGGAACCCGACGGCGCCGTGGCCTCCGCGATCTGGTTCTGGCTGGCCAACGGCCTGAACGAGGTCGCCGACCGCGGCACCGTCCGGGACCTGACCATCAAGGTCAACGGGGGCACCTTCGGGCTCGCCGACCGGGAGCACTGGACGAACCGGTACATGGCGCGGTGGGCGGACTTCTCCAACGTGATCAGCGGCGCGAACACGGTCCCCACGCCATGACGTGGGCAGCGCGGAACGCCGGCGCCGGCCGGCTGGGCGTCGCCATCATGGTGCTGTTCCTGTACGGCATGAGCCTGGCGGCGCTCGCCGGGCTTGCGATTCCGGAAGGCAACCGGGACGCCTTCTCGCTGCTGCTGGGCGGCCTGAGCAACGCCCTCGGCGTGGTGGTCGGCTACTTCTTCAACGTGTCCCGCGGCAGGCCGCAGGTGTGACCCCGCTCCTGGGTGACCAGGCCGAGCTGCGGGCCCAACTGGAGCGCGCCCGCGCCGCGCTGAAGGCCAGGCCGCACGAGAAGGTCTCGCTGGTGCTGGAGCAGATGCCGGCGCTCGTCGATCGTCTGGAGCGGGTGCAGCTGTACCAGACCGAGATCCGGGACCTGAGCGAGAAGCTCACGAACACCGGCGCCAAGCTGCAGCGGCTGATCTGGGACGGGATGAAGGTCAATCCCGACGTGACATTCAACGGCGCCGGCATCCGGAAGCTCCTGCGCGAGCTCGAGGACGTGCTGGCACAGATCGCGAGGCTCCTGGGTCCATGATCGATCCCGCCACGAAGTCGATTCTGAAGCTGGTCGCCGCGGCCGCGCTGCTGGTGACCGCCTACCTGTGGGCATACGACCGGGGCGAGAAGGCGGCGGACGCCCGGCACGCCGCCACGTTCCAGCGCATCGCGGAACTGACCGCGGTCGCCGCCGAGAAGGCCGGCCGCGCCCGCGCCCTGTTCGCTGACCAGGTGCTGGCCGACGTGGCCCGGCACGCCAAGGAGACCGAGGATGCGTATGAAGCTGGCCGGGCTGCTGCTGCTGGGATCGCTGATGGCTCTGTCCGGGTGCGGACGGTTTGGCGCGACCGTGAATGTTCGGCAGCCGTTCCCGGGCCAGGCGCCGAACCTGCTGGAGGGGATCCCGCCGTCTCTGGGGGCCGGGCCGACGCTATCGGCCGAGTTCTTGGACGCGGCTGGGGATGGGACGCCACCTACGGGCTCGCGTACTCCCGACTGACCCGCGCCCAGGAACTGCTGGACGCCTGCTACGAGCAACCCTCAACCGGCCACCGGGCCGCGGAGTGATCCATGAAGCAATCCACCCTGTCCGTGCTGTTCCTCGTCGTGGCGCTTGCCGCGCTGTGGTTCCTCGGCCTGTTCGGCCTCACCCTCGGCGACCTGGCGCTGCTGGCCGTCGCGCTGGTCGCCGGCGCGCTGTTCGGCATCGGCCTCGGCCGCCGCTCCAGCACCGCGAACGCCTACTACGACCGCGCACGCGCCGAGTGGGACAGGCGGGAAGCCCAGATGCAGGCAGAGATCCAGCGGCTGCGGGATCGGCAGCGGGACTGACCGATGGCCCGGATCCGCGTCGAGGTCGCCCCGGACCGCAAGGCCGGGGAATGGAAGGTGACCGCGGCCGGCGCCGAGGTGTCGCGCCACCGCAGCCAGCGCCAGGCCGCTGCCGCCGCGGTGACGTACTGCCACGGCAAGGTGGCCGAGGGCGAGATCCTGACCCTCAAGCTCAAGCGCAGGGACGGGACGATCCGCGATGAGCGGACCTATCCCCGCGCCAGTGACCCGAGGCGCAGCCGGGGATGACCAGCAGGAAGCCGGCCAAGAAGGCGGCCAAGAAGTCCGGGCAGGGCCTGAGCCCGAAGCAGTCCCGGTTCGTCGCCGAGTACCTGAAGGACCAGAACGCCACCCAAGCGGCGATCCGCGCCGGGTACAGCAAGGCGACCGCCAATCAGCAGGGCAGTCGGCTGTTGGCGAATGTTGGTGTGGCTGCCGCGTTGCGGGAAAAGCAAACAAGGGTGGCCCGTAAGGCCGAGATCACGGTCGAGTCGTTGGCTCGCGAGTTCGAAGAAGCCCGGCGGGTGGCCCTCAAGGAACGGCAGGCGAGCGCAATGGTCGCCGCCACGACTGGCAAGGGAAAGCTGGCCGGCCTCCTCGTGGAGCGGCACCGGCACAGCGGCGCGATCGGCACCTACGACCTGACGAAGCTCACCGATGACCAGCTTGACCATCTCGAATCGATCCTCGGCCCGCTTGCCCACGCTGGCGGAGATCCGGGCGGAGAGGGCGAGGCGGCGGGCTGAGAGAGAGCGCGACCAGCTTCTCCGGGACGTCGAGAGGATCCGGGAGCGGTCCCAGACGCTGGCGGGCTTCATCCGCGAGGCTTGGCCGGTGCTGGAGCCGTCCCAGCCCTACGTCCACGGCTGGCACATCGACGCGATCTGCGACCACCTGGAGGCGGTGACGCGCGGCGAGATCACTCGCCTGCTGGTCAACATCCCGCCCGGCACCATGAAGTCGCTGGTCGCCAGCGTGTTCTGGCCAGCGTGGGAGTGGGGCCCGCGCGGCCTGCCGTCGATGCGCTACCTGACGACCTCCTACGCGGAGAAGTACGTCAAGCGCGACAGCCGGCGCATGCGCGACCTGGTGGCGTCGGACTGGTTCCGGAGCCTGTGGCCGGAGATCCAGCTGCAGCGCGCCGGCGAGATGTCGTTCGCCAACACCCGCACCGGTGGGCGCGAGGGCATGGCATTCGGCAGCCTGACCGGCGGCCGCGGCGACAGGGTGATCATCGACGACCCGCACTCCACCGAGACGGCGGAAAGCGATGCGGAGCGGGAGGCGACGACCCGCATCTTCCGCGAGTCGGTGCCCACCCGACTGAACAACCCGGCGTCGTCGGCCATCGTCGTGATCATGCAGCGCCTGCACGAGAAGGACGTCTCGGGGCAGATCCTGGGCCTGGGGCTGGGATACGACCACCTCATGCTGCCGATGGAGTTCGACCCGTCGCGCCGCTGCAGCACGTCGATCGGCTTCAAGGATCCGCGCACCACCGAGGGCGAGCTGCTGTTCCCTGAGCGCTTCCCCCGGGCGGTGATCGAGCGGGACAAGAAGGTGATGGGCGCCTACGCCGTCGCCGGCCAGTTCCAGCAGCAGCCGGCGCCGCGCTCGGGCGGCATGTTCCAGCGGTCTGACTTCGAGATCGTCGACGCGGCCCCGGCCACCCCGAACCGGGTGCGCCGCTGGGACTTCGCGGCGACCGACCCGAAGGAGATCGCGAAGAAGGGCGGCGATCCGGACTGGACCGTCGGCCTGCTCCTGAGCGAGCACCGCGGCACCTACTACGTCGAGAACGTGGTGCGCGACCGCAAGTCCCCGGCCGGCGTCGAGACCATGCTGCGCAACACCGCCAGCCAGGACGGCAAGGCACTGAAGATCGTGGTGCCGCAGGATCCGGGCGCCGCCGGTAAGTCCAACGCGGCGCACCTGATCAGGATGCTGACCGGCTGGAACGTCCGGGCGGTCCTGGAGAGCGGATCGAAGATCGATCGCGCTAACCCGGTGTCGGCGCAGGCCGAGGCCGGGAACATCAAGTTGGTCCGTGGCCCGTGGAACGAGGCCTTTCTGGAGGAGGTGTCCATGTTTCCGAGCGGCGCACACGATGACCAGGTCGATGCGCTGTCGGGCGCCTTCGCCGAGCTGGTGACGGGCAGCACGTACAACCTGGGTGCCGCCCTGTGAAGGCACTGCGCACCATCGGCGACGGGCTGGTGAACCTGGTCGCCAACCTCGGCACCGGCCGGGACAAGGCTGCCCACACCGCCTACGGCCCGCCGGTGCTGACCGAGCAGGACGCGGTGAACGCCTACCGCAGCGCCTGGCTGCCGCGGAAGATCGTGGACATCCCGGCCATGGACGCCTGCCGGAAGTGGCGCAGCTGGAACGCCGAGGGCGGCCAGGTGTCCGCGCTCGAGGCGGAGGAGGCCCGGCTGGGCCTGCGCGGGAAGCTGCTGGAGTGCTTCATCAAGGCCCGGCTGTTCGGCGGGGCTGCGCTCTACATCGGCACCGGCGAGAACGACCCCTCCAAGCCGCTCAGCCCGGATCGGATCCAGAAGGGCGGGCTGCGCCACGTCAACGTGCTCACGAAGCGCGTGCTGGCCGCCGGCGAGCTGGATCGCGATGCCGAGTCGCCGCGGTACGGGCTCCCGGCGCACTACACGCTGTCCACCGGCGCGCGGCAGGTCGACATCCACCCGTCGCGCCTGGTGATCCTGCGCGGCGCCGAGATCCCGGACGCCGAGCTGGCCCCGCACATGAGCGGGTGGGGCGATTCGGTCCTGACCGCGATCTACGACGAGATCCGGCGCGCGGACAGCACCAGCGCGAACATCGCCTCGCTGGTGTTCGAAGCGAAGATCGACGTGATCAAGATTCCCGGCTTCATGGCGATGATGGCCGACCCGGCAACCGAGAAGCAGGTGCTGGACCGCGTGCAGCTCGCCGCCATGGCCAAGAGCATCAACGGCACGCTGCTGCTGGATGCCGAGGAGGAGTACGAGCAGAAGACCGCCGAGTTCGGCAGCCTTCGCGACATCCTGCTGGCCTTCATGCAGCTGGTGTCGGGCGCGGCGGACATCCCGGTGACCCGCCTGCTGGGCCAGTCGCCAGGTGGGCTCAACGCCTCGGGCGAGTCGGACATCCGCAACTACTACGACCGGGTCCAGTCGATCCAGGAGCTGGAGCTGACGCCGGCGCTGGCCGTGCTGGACGACTGCCTGATCCGCTCGGCGCTGGGCGCCCGGCCGCCGGAGGTCTTCTACAACTGGCGCAGCCTGTGGCAGACCTCCGACAAGGAGCGGGCGGACATCGGCAAGACCACGGCCGAGAGCATCAAGATCATCAACGAGACCAGGCTGATCCCCGAGGACGTGATGGGGCGGGTCGCGGTGAACATGCTGACCGAGTCGGGCGTCGCGCCCGGGCTGGAATCTGAGATGGCCGAGTGGCTCGCGCAGAACCCCGGGGGCGTGGACCCCGATGGCGAGGACGAGCGCGCCGCGGCGACGCCCGACGCCGAGCGCGCGGCACGCGGGGAACTGGCCGATGCGGCGCCGCGGTCGCTGTACGTTCGGCGTGACGTCGTCAACGTGGGCGAGATCCGGGCCTGGGCAGAAGCGCAGGGCATCCCGGACGTGGCCGACGACCTGCACGTCACAGTGGTGTATTCCCGCCAGCCGTTCGACTGGGTCAAGGCCGGCAACGCCAGGGAGTGGAACGAGGACGGCCGCGACACGCTGACCATCGCCGAGGGCGGCCCGCGCGCCGTGGAACCGCTGGGCGGCATGTCGGCGGTGATCCTGTTCGCGTCCAGCCAGCTGGCCTGGCGCCATGAGGAAATCGTGCGCGCCGGCGCCTCGCACGACTTCCCCGACTACACCCCGCACATCAGCCTGACGAAGTCGCCGGTCGACCTGTCGCAGGTCGAGCCGTATCGCGGCCGGATCGTGCTGGGGCCCGAGATCTTCGAAGAGCTCCGCGAGGACTGACCATGTTCCTGACCGATACGGTCTCCGTCGGCAAGGTGCGCCGAACCGGGGACGGATACCTCGTGGCCGATGCAAAGGTCGCGCGCACCGGGATCCAGCAGTACCTGGGCGCCGAGCTGGGCCGGCCGGACATGCCGGTCGTCCGGGTGTACCGCCCCGAGGCCGAGGTGTTCTCGCAGGACGCGATGCGCAGCTACGCGCACCGGCCCGTGACCGTCGACCACCCCGCAAAGATGGTGGACGCCACCACCTGGAAGGGCGTCGCGGCCGGCCAGACCGGCGAGGACGTCGTGCGCGACGGCCAGTGCGTGCGCGTGCCGCTGGTGCTGATGGACGCCGCCGCGATTCAGGCCTACGAGGCCGGGAAGCGCGAGCTGTCCATGGGCTACACGGCCGAGATCGTGTTCCAGGACGGCACCACGCCGGACGGGCAGCAATACGACGCAGTGCAGACGCAGCTGCGCATGAACCACCTGGCGCTGGTCGATCGCGCGCGGGGCGGGGCAGAGCTACGCATCGGGGATGGCCGCACCCCCGGTGGACAGGATCGCGGCGCCAACAACCCTCCAACGGAGAAATCCACCATGAGCAACACCAACACCCGGACCGTCATGGTCGATGGGTTGTCCGTCGAGACCACCGACGCGGGCGCCCAGGCGATCACGAAGCTCCAGCAGCAGGTGCAGGACGGCGCGCAGGCGCTGGCCGACGCCAAGACCGCACACGCCACCGAGCTCGCCGACCGCGACGCGAAGCTGGCCAAGGCCGAGGCCGAGCGCGACGCCGCCCAGGCCAAGGTGCTGACCGACGCGGCGCTCGATGCCCGCGTGCAGGCCCGCGCCGACCTGGTCACTGCGGCCAAGGCGATCCACGACGCCGACTACACCGGCAAGACGGATGCCGAGATCCGCAAGGCCGTGGTGGTGGCCAAGCTCGGCGATGCCGCCGTCGCCGGCAAGCCCGAGGCCTACATCGACGTCCGCTTCGACATCCTCGTCGAGGACTCGAAGAAGGACCCGGTGGCGCGCGCGATGCGCGACGGCGCCATCCCCCGCCAGGCTGTGAACGACAACGGCTACGCCGAGTCGGTCGCGG